CAGCTGCGCCCCGGTCTGGAACGCATCCGCCGGGATCGGATCACCCGGCGCAAAGGTGCCATTGGCGACCAGTGCGCGGGTAATCAGATCGGTTTGACTAATCGAGAGGCTCATTACGAAGGCACGCCTGAGCCGCAGCCATCATCAGAGTAGTAGTTGCACCACTTATCGGTCGTGCCGCCCGTGAACGAGGCTGTCGCGCCAGTCAACTGGTCCCCGATGAAGTTCCCCATGACGGTATTGTTCGCGCCACCCGTCAGCCCGATGCTGATGGTTGTGGTCTGCGTGCGCCCGATGCTCTCAAACGTGTTCCCCGTAATCGAGGCATTCCGCAGCGCCCCCACGAGGTTATTCACGTTATTGACGAAGGTGTTGCCGGTGAGCTGCCACTGCAGATAGGGCGGATTGGCAATGCCTCCCGCGATGTTCGCGCGAATGCCATAGGCCGCAGCCCCGTTGAAGTCATAGAACTGACAGTTGCGCACGATCAGCTTGATGATCTCCCCGCAGGAGAGGCCAATCCCAGCCGCCACACCGGGAGCGGTGAAGACGCAGTTATAAAAGCTGCAGTGTGAACTATCGCCACCTGCCACCGTCCGTGTCGCGATGACATTCGGCGCGGCCCCGGCTTGCCCGAAAAAGATATTCTCAAACTGCCAGGCTTGGCCGTTGTCCGTCCCCAATGAGCCGAGCGTGACGAGCGCCGAGGCCACGGTCCCAGGATTCATCCAGGTTGCGCCGCCACCGTTCGGCACGCCACCCGATGTCGCCTGCCGCGGCTGATTCGCATAGCCGACGACCCGCACATCGTTGATAGCCGGGGCGACGAAGTTTTCCTTCAGAACCCCGGACAAGCCAATCGTAATGCCAGGCACAATCGCGCCCACGGCATTCATGCCGGAGAACGTCGCGAACGGACTGTCATACGTGCCAAGATTGTTGTCGGATCCAGCCTGAGGACGAATCCACACATCAATCCCACGAAGATCTGTGACGACGCCAGAGGCTGCTGCCGCGCCGACTTGGGGAAGAAACGCCCCACCGTTAATTCCGGTAACGCTCATTGCCGACGCTCCTTTAGCAGTTAATTCGTAGGAGAGGCTTTGCGGACATACTTCCGCTTGGGCTTCTCTGGAATCTCACCCAACATCTGATCGGTCGCTCGTTCAGCCTTCAAGGCTTCTGCGAGCGCCAACGTGCTCATCGTCACATCTTTCGCGCGGCGTTCGGCATCGGCCCGAGCCATATCGGCCTCGAGCTCTGTGAAATGCACGGCCGCATCCGCCGGTGATTCGAACCAGTCAGACCCCAGCCGGACCCGTTCGCTGTCACTTTTGACAACCTTCGTCTCGCAGGGTTCTCCCGGCTGTGTCTGCCGATACATCGCTTTTGGATAGGGTTCGTAACCTTTGTCCGGCCCTTCCCAATAGGCGAGGTCGTTCGGGCTGAGTTCTTCGCGCTCGCCCCGGTTGTTGAGAATGAACGTCTGAATCTTACTCATCAAGCACCTGAAAGAAAGGGACCGAGCACTATTGCTCGATCCCCGTCAGTTTACGCCTATGTGTCGGTCAGCGTGACGTTGGTCTTCCAGAGCACCAGCCACGCGAGGTTGTTGGCCTTGATGGACATCCCATCGCCAATCGCCCCACCGTAGGTGGCAATATCCTGGTCGCCCGAGAAGCTGACTTCCGAGACCGCTCCAGCCGCGTCAACGGCGTTGAGCACATACGCATGCGCCGCCCCAGCCTGGATGGTCACAACTTGACCTTCCTGTGCCAACGTCGGATCCGCGATGAGCTGCGCTGTCGTCACCGTGCCCAACATATTGACGAAGACACCACCCTTGGTCACAGGAATGACCAGCGTGCCGCCCGTCGAGGTGTTGTAGGTGATATGCGTGACGGTTGGCGAGTAGGGAATCTGCACCTCTTCGCCGGTCGGCGCCGACGGAAAGTCTGCAGGGTCACCCCAGAAGACTTGCGCCCCGGAGATATGCGGGGCCACTGCCGTGCCGTCCTGACCGCAGAGCACCGGAACCGATGTGCCAGACGCATCCGAGGACACCCGGAACAGTTCGTTGTCGATCATCATCATCTTGCCGCGCACCATCCCCGTCGTCGTCGCAATCGACAGAAAGGTTTGATTGGCAGCCTTCGCCAAACTGAGCGTGGTTTCTGCTAATGCCATGATTATGCTCCCTGGATCCGGACGATCCACTCCGGACGGTAGGCTTTCCATCCGTAAATGCAATCAATCCTGCACAGATTCTGATCCGACAAGGCGTTCCACTGCTTCGCCATCCTGAGCGAGAAGCCCAGCGGCTTGCTCTGGATGCGCTCAGCAATCGCGCCACCTTCCGGCATGATCAGATCCGCCATGACCATCACGACGGCTTCTTTGACCCATCCCAAGCCCTGTGCGCCCGTGACGGCTGACGTGCCGACGACGGTAATCACCGCGTTGTCCACCGGGGACTGCGTGACCGTCTGCAACTGGCCCGAGGTAATGATCGGTGGCTGAATCGTCGCCGTAATCGCGCCTGTGGTGTCCGAAATCTGGTTGACCACGCGGAACTGCTGCAGCGATCCCGTGCTCTGGTAGTTCTGGGGATTGACCGCGAAGACACCCGAGGTGCCAGCGACCGCCGATGGTCCCAGCGTGAAGATGGTCCCAGCGGTCAGTGTCGTGCCGCCCGAGGTCCAGCCATCGGTAATCAGTGAGGTGCCGGTCTGATTCGCACCATTGACGAGCGGTGTGCCGCCGTAGGTCGCGTTCGTGAACCGGCCGACGTTCTGATCCCAGAACCATTCCCGGAATCCGAGCACGTTGGAGGCGTAGATGCCCTTCTCGAAGGAGTCGCTGATCGTGCCTTGCGGGTTGAACAGCGCGAAGTTCGCGTTCGTGATCGCGGCCTGCATATCCGGGTTGGTAATCACCATCCGGCGCGGAGGCGCGGCGAAGTTCGACAGCAGGGTGTTCGCCGCGAGATAGGTGCTGTTGGCGGTCGGATTGCTCCCCGGCGTGCCGACGCTGTTGTAGACCTCGAGGAAGATGCGCGAGAGGCCATCGAAGTCGATCGTGTTCGCGAGCTGCACCGCTGCCGGCTCAATGTAGCGGCTGGTGTAGTCGTCGACATCCACCGTCATCTGGAAGGACGAGAACGAGATCCCGACGTTCGCCTGGTCGGTCAGTGTGACCGGCACGATCTGGTCGGTAATGCTCTGCTGTTGGAACGCTTGACCTTTCGTGGTCTGAAAGCGCTGCGGCAGACGCAGATTGATGGTCGCACCGACTTTGGCGCCGGCCTGCACGAACTCGTCGTCATAGGTGCGATCGACGTTATTCGCGAACTTGAGGTTGTTGATTGCGAGCCGCCCGACGCGCTTCAGCGTCCACAGCGGCGTAATGAGCTGGTTGGCCACGAAGGGCCTCCCTTACCAGCGACTCGACTCCTGACGTTTTTTTTCTTTGGCGTTTTCGGCCCGAATGTAATCGGGACCGAAGGGTAAGTCGTCAGGGTCCACAGGAGTCGCACTCGCCGTGCCCCCGACCCGATGAATGGGAGGGTTGGCTGTTGATGGCTTGACCGCCGAGGCTGCATCAGGTCTAGCAGCGACAGCACCCGCGGTCACAAGGGTCTCGAGATGTCTGCGCATCACGGGAACAGCGTCGAACGAAGTCTGCGAAGACTCCTGCGCGAGCTGCGCGCAATCCTCGGGATGCGTGCCGAGGTATCGCACGATATCGATCGATTTGGGCGAACTCAGAATCGCCCGCTCCATTAAGGGAGACACAGGCGGATCGTTCGCGAGCGCTTGCACCAGCACGGGGTCGCTGGCTTTCGCGGCCTCCAGTTGCTGATGGTAATTGTGGACGACAAACTGTTGCTGCCGCTGCTGCTCGAGCACCGCATAGCGGTAATCGGCGCGAGCATCGGTGTAGTCGTCGTAGTCTTTGCCGGGATTCGCGGCGGCCCAAGCATCAAAGCCGGGAAAGCGCCCATTCTGCGGCTGGGGCTGCTGGGGCGCTGGCTCCTGCCGCTCTGCCGGTCGCTGTGACCGCTCAATCGCTTCAATACGAGCACGAAGTGAGGCCGCCTCTTCGCGAGCGAGTCGCGCGTCTTCTTTTGCGGCGGCCTCCTTCGCGGTGGCCTGCTGGACACGCGCCTGCGGGTCATTCCGCGGCTTACCGGAGCGCGGCTTGAACTTACCAGACTCGTCACGGTCAGTAACCGGTGAGGGTTCAAGTGGAAGTTCAGGATCGACACCTGTCGCGACAGGCTCATTCGCAGGAACCGGATCGGAGGTCTGCAGTTCGGCGGGTTGGCGTTCAGAATCAGCCGTCCAGAGGTCGTCAGACGCATGCGCCGGGAGCGCATCAGCGGGTGTTTCGGCGGTTTCGACTGGACTCATGAAGCGAATCGCATTATGTGGTCAATTCCTTGACGTGTCAAGAATCTGTCAGCGAAACAACGATCCCATTCCCATACCAACCCCGCTCAAGAACCCTGATTTCGGTCCCTGATTCCCTGGATCATCGACGCCACCCATGCGAGCCGCGGCTAATACTTGCTCCCGATCTGGTGCCCAATAATTCGTGAACAGATTGTAGTAATTGGACGCGCCCTTTGAATACGCAGAGCCTGGATCAGTGATACCCATCCAACCGGGAGGCGCATAGCCAGGTTGCGGCGCTCCGCGATTCACACCACCAGCGACACCCGTATTGCCATTCGATGGCATGTATCCACCGCCGCCAATCATTCCTCCGGTGACTCCACCTGTCCACGTCGGACTACCAGGAGCACCGGGACCATTGCCAGGCGTTCCAGGACCAATCGGCGGAGCGGAAGGCGCCTGTGGCTGCTGGAGTCCGGCGATCTGACTCGCAGACGCTTGATCCGGTCCTGAGTCATTCGGATCGAAATACGCACCCTGTGGACCGAGTTTATAGCGACCCATTAGCGGCCTACTTTCGAGAGCGGTTTCGCGCCTTTGACGTGCTGCGGCTTGCCCTTTTCGCTGCCCACGGAAAACTCTCGCAACTTGTCGTGCGACATCGACTCTCGCAGCTTCGCCGCCATTGGGAAGTTGGCTCCATGTTCTGCCGCTTGGAATAAGCGCTGCTGGGCACGCGACTTTGCCGGACTCATTATCGTCCCACTTTCGACAGCGGCTTGCCCATGCCGGGATACTTCCGCGCCACCGCCGCATTCACCGCCGCTTTCTCGGCCGGTGTCCCGTATTGCGAGACACGCGCCTTCGCATTCGCAGCGTGAGAGCGGTCCTCAATCGGATAGCGACGACCCGGCAGTGCAAAGGACTTCGTAGGAATCTCTTTGCGGGCGTGCGCGGTCAACTTAGCCATTTAGCGCCTCCACTTGCTGCCGTTGTTCCGGCGTCATCGCGACCACCACATCCAGCCAATCGACCTTGTGCCGACTCGCCATGCCCTTCGCCTTCTTCAGCCGCTCCGCGTCGAGCCCCTTCGCGCTAAAGAGTCGCGCGATGATGAGCGCCGCGCCGTTGGCGATTATCTTCCGTTCCATCGCATCGGCTCAAAGTAATCGCTGCACCCATTCGGGTCCACCTTGGCGAACTTCCCCTGCATCGACAGGCCGAACTCGCCGTCCTTCGCCAGCGCGATAATCTCAGGCTGCTTACAACTGTCGGCCGCCGCGTAATACTCGCAATGGTCACAGCGGAAGGGGGCGTGCTCTCCGCTCATGTAGACCCGATGGGTCTCTCCAGACTCTTCGATCATGCCTGACCTTGATCGGTCGGCTGTGGCGCAAGTGCCGCCGCTTGCTGGCCCTGCTCCAACGCCTGTTGATGACCGAGTTGCGCCATGTTCAATTCGTGCTGTCTGTCCAGCGCCGCCTGATTCGCATCCTGCGCATGTTCCCGTCCCTGCGTCGCCGCCTCATGGATCTTCCCGAGATGGTCCGCAATCACGTTCATGTGCAAGTCGAGCTGTTTCGCCAGTTTCGTCTCCAGCGCATCGACATAGGACCGGAAGTTCTCCGCATCCACTTTGGCCTGCGCATTGGCCATGCTCGCCGTCGCCGCAATCTCGGCCTTCCGCAAGGCCACAGCATCAGCCTGTGATGCACGCTGAGTCTCAGCCTGTTCCTGAAACTGTGTCTTCTGGAGGTCGATCTGGCCCTTGGCTTGTGCCTCAGCCTGCTTCTCAGCCGTCTTCGCCTGCAACGTCTGTTGCAACTGCTGGACTTGCTGCTGCAACTGCTGCACTTCAGGATTCGGCCCTTCCCCATCGTCATAGGCCGATGCCAACGCCGGCGGGAGCGCTTTCTTCGCAATGTCCGCGAGCTTCCGCGAGTCCGGCGTATCCAGCGACTCAATGAACGCCGGCGCCAACACGGCGGCCATTTCCGGCGGCACGACTTTCATGATGTTCTGGATCGCATCGTTGACGGCTTCGCGCTTGGTCGCGAACGACTTCCCAACCGTAGGCGTCGTGCTGAACTGCCCCTGCGACAGATCCACGTATTTGACCTCGAGCATCTGCGGCTTGCCGTCTGGTCCCTGCGGCCCAGGAATCTCTTTCGGCACCGGCATGCCCTTTTCCCAATTCGGAATGGCTTTCTGTGGTTGGCCATCCGGGCCCTCGATGTAGGGATAGTTCAGCATGACCATCCGGCGCTTCTCGTCGAGTCCGACCGCTGGCACAATGCGCCCTGGACGGTCGAAGATACGCGGGATCAAGTCACGGACCACCTTGCCGTCATAGTGGAGCGTGATGCTCACGAAGTTATCGAGATAGCCGCTGCTGCCGACTTCGGCTTGCCCTTGCAACGCTTGAATCGCCTTGCCGCTGCGATCGTGCGGGTCGAGTTGCCCGAGCGCCACAGGTGGAATCCCGGTCGTGCTGTGCACATCATCCTTCGCGGCTTGGGCCGCCATCGTCATCGCCTGAATCGCGGGCTCTGAGACGGTGCGCTGTGGAATCGGCAGCAGATTGCCAGCGCGGTCATAGGCCGCCTTCACCGGCAAGATGAAGTAATTCCGCACCGCTGACTGCTTCCACCAATCCAGATACGGCTCAATGGTTTCCATGAAGCCGATATATGGTGCCTTCGTCGCGAGCGCGATGGCTTCAATCTGGGCCGAGCGCATCACATTGTAGGAAACCGCCGCATCCTTGCCTGGTCGCACATAACCGACCCAACGCCGCTCGCCGTTCACGTTCGACTCTTTGCCGATACAGGGCACGATCGGGATGAATTTCCCGTTCCACTCGCGCGGTTCTTCAAGGAACTCCACCGCGTTGATCTTCGACCAGAGAATCACACGGTCACGAATCGCGCGACGCATCCCCGGCATCACCGTCACGCCTTCAGCGAGCTCGTCGTCCTCAAACCCGACAGACCCATCCGAGCGCATCACTTTCGTGCGTTCCTTGTCCACCACTTCCCAACACTCAGCGATGCGAATGACCTTCCCGGCTTCGCCATCATCGACAGTCGGAAAGACCCAATGGGGCTGGGCATCACCCACCGCGGTAAGTTCTCCAGCGTCGTAGTCGCTAAGGTCGGAATCGGGATACTGGAGTTTGTAGACGTCGAGGGGAATATCTTCGGTGACATACAGCCGCCGCCCATCGCTGAAATCAGGCTCTTGCGCGGTCTGGTCAGGATACACACTCGCCTGGTTCAGAATCCGGCGCCACACCAAATCCTGATCGCGGAACGACGCTTCATCGTTCGGATCCTCGTCAGCGTATTCGGTATCAATGCGATACCAGCCGGTCCCGCACTTCTCAGCCCGATCCGCCGCCCAATTCCTTGCAATCTGTGCCCGAGACTCTTCTTGCGCCGCTCTGACGATATCCTCAAAGACTTCCGCGACGTCTTGACTGGCCCCCCCGCCCTTGGGCGAGAACGTGAGCGACAGCCGTGCATTCCGTCGCGTGTTGGCGAGCTGATCGCCGGGGCCAATGAGTTGATTGATCACGACCGAGGGACGCGGTGGCGTGGGCGGGAGGCCATTGACTGACTGATTGCCGGCGCGCTGCGTCTTGACGGTCGGATCCCACTGTTCGTCAAACTCCACGAACTTGAGATCCTGCATCTCGCGTTCGCGCTGCTTGGCGAAGTAGGAGGCTGAGGCTTTAAAGTAGTCGAGGGCTTTGGCGTGCCGCTTCTTCAGGTCGGCAAGTTCGGCGGGCTTCTTCTCGTCCGCACCAGGCACGAAGCGACGCTTGCGGCGGCCGGTGTCGTTCTCGAGGTCAACCGTGATCGCCATCAGGACGCTACCGATTGCTGATACCGATCAATCGCCGGATCGGCGGCAAACAACACATCCCATCGTCGTATGGTTTCAAAGGGCGCAAATCCTTCTGGCGGATAGATGCCCATCCGCCCAACGATGAGACGCGCCTTGAGTGGGCTTCGCCTATCCCATATATGGACCGTCTTCAGCAACGGATCGCGTGGTGTCGCGAGTTCATAAAATGCGACCGGCTCCCACTGAAGGATGCGCTTCGCTAGCATCTCTAGTTTGGACGAAGGTTCTTCATGCTCATGGAGCTGGATGTGCACTTGATCGGTGATGGTAAACAACCCATCACGGCGTTTGTCCACTTGTCCGATGAGCCTCGACGCGTTCGGTTCCAAGCGAAGAATGGGACGACCGCACGGCAACAGCAGATAGTCGTGCAGAATCTGCCATTCCTTCTCGATTTCAACGCGTGAGATTATCGCCATCAGGACTCAACCATCGGCGCGATGTCAGGCGCCAGATCCACGAGATGCGCCGCCAGTTGTCGCACCAGCTCGATCTTCCCTTCCGCCGTGAGCCGCGCACAGGCGCCGTGAAACGACATCCGGACCAGCGGGATCTGATCGGCCTGCGTATCCCCGAAAATCAAGTCGCCTTGAAACGTGAAATAGGGCGTGAACTCTAGGTCCATTGGATGCGCTCACGCAGATGCTTCACCCAAGCGAGCCGATAGGGATGGTCTTTCGGCAACCATTCGACATAACCAGGCGGACAGATGCCCTCATCGATGGGCGCTGGATTCACCGCATACACGCCGTCAATCGTGAACGGATAGCCAACCGTCAGCACCGTTATGCCTTCCAGCCATGAATCACTCATGCCGGATCAATGCGCTGAATCTTCAGGAACACGCGATCGGCCTCTGACAGCCCACGCAGGCAATTCATACAGTGCTCGCCCACGATCTCGCTGGGATGCGTCCACGTCGTCATCCAGGATGACTGACCAGGTTGCACCGGCAAGAGTGGCTCGACGTCGGCCTTGAACAGCTCCGCTTCACGCTTCGCCTGCTCGATGGCGAGTCGCTCGATGCTGCGCCGTTCCTGATGGCTGAACATGGCAGTCGCGATAATGCGGTTTTTGAGGTCCAAAGTCAACAAGGACCATGCCATCACGTCAGGGGCCTGCATGGTTGACATGCCCGACAATCGCATCCATGCCTAGGAATACCGGCCGGTCCCCAAACGATCGTGGCGCGACACAAAACACAGCGACGAAAACTGGCGCGTCCAATGATACGTTCTGGCAGAATGTCCCCAGTGAAATGCGCCACGACTTCCCACCGATGGCCAAGGGCCGACTGCTCATCATCGGTCAACGGTTCAAGCTTCACATATTCTTCATAAGTCATTGTCACAGGGCTGACCAGTGGGTCTCTGGCATCCGGCCGAAGTCGGGCCGCTTGGCGTCCTGTGGCGTCTCATGGCGCACCGCGAGATACCGGAAGGCTGAGGCCCCATGTTCCGCCCAATCATGCACAGGCGTGGCTTTAAACTCGTTTAACCGGGTGTTGTAGTCGCGTCGGTAATGCTGGAGCGCCTCGAGGCCCGCCTTACAGCGCATCGCGTCAAAAAAGCAGCGAGGAAAGAGCATTCGGGCCGCGTGAATCCCATCTTCGAGCGCGATGTTGGGACATATGTTGAAGCGGATACCCAAAGTCTGCGCGGTTTCCAGACGGGACCGTCCGGACCCCAGCTCTCGCACAGCAATATCGTGAGGGGCCCAGTGTTCACCATAGAGATACCCCTTGTCCTTCAGGACTTTCGCGTAGTGCGGGAGCCCTTCGCCGCTCGCTTCGTAATAATCTACGAGACGGATTTCACCACTCCGGAGCGATTGGGAAAACCAGATAGCGGTCGAATCACCAACCCCCAAATCCCAGTCTGTATCAACGGGGAGCACGGGATCGACCGGAACGTGTCCCACGCGATGCCCTTGCCTGGCTCCCTCCAATTCAGCGGCGTAGATCGCGCCCTTAACGGCCGCTTCGAACGAGCATTCGTATTCTTGGGCATATTCGTCAGCCGTCATATCCTTTCGCGCCGCCTGGAGTTCTTCCGCCGCAATCACGCCCGTCTGGCTCGCCTTGTGCTCCGCGAAGAACCACGCCGGGTCCTGCTTCGCCTGCTGCACCACATCGTAAAACTGGTTCTTCCCCGCCGGCGTGCCCATGAACACGGCCCAACCTTGCCGGTCTGACAGCGCCGGCCGTATCACTTCGCTGAAAATCTTCGGTGGCTGCAGGCCGAACTCATCGAACACCACGCCATCGAAATACATCCCGCGGAGCGCATCTGGATTATCGGCACCGAACAGCCGCACCTGGCCGCCATTGGGGTAGTTCATCGCGAGCTCGGAGATGTGCGGGTTACAGCCGGGGATCGGCTGCGCATAGTGCACCAGGTAATCCCACGCGATGCTCTTCGCTTGCGTATAGGTCGGGGCAATGAAGGCGAACCGTGGCCGCTCCCGCTGGCACTCAAGTGCGGCAATCTGCAGATGGTTGAGCGCCAGCACGGTCTTGCCGAAACGCCGATGGCAAACCACGGCTGAGAAGCGATGCGACTCGAGGCCGACATGCAGATCGGCATGCTTCGGCGTCCGCGGGTAGTAGCTCAGTTTTACTTCGATGATTTTCGCCACGGCACGTCCGCCATTGAGACGGCTATCTGCACGGGTCCGCCGTCCTCACCTGTGACCTTTTGCGGCTGCGCAGGCTTGTCAAAGGCGCGGTCCATGAGGTCGCTAAAGGCTTGCACCGATGGATCTTTCGTGAACACCCAATAATAGGAATCACGGTCGCCTGAGTTCAGCGCCGCGGCGATTGCCGCTGGATTCGTCACCTGCTCAAATCGCTTCGTCTTCGGGTCACGCATGAAGAAATGATCGATGCCCTGGGCATGGGCAATCTGTTTGCGCACCATCGGCTCGAGGGCCGCCGTCACAAGTCCTCGTAAGACTTCCATTTGCAAGGCTTTATCGACGGTTTTCTGTGCCTTATATCCTTTCGGCTTCCCACCGATGCGAACACCCTTTGGAACCGGCATAACAAGCTAAGAATAGCTTAAATAGCTCGCAGTTATGGCTCCTGTTCGGTGGGGGGAGCGCCAGCCGTGCCCGCAGCTCAACCTGAACCTGTTCAAGACACGTCCGTAAATGTGAACTTTGTATGAACGATACACCGCACATATGGCCTTGTTGGTTGCCGCTCCTGCGGGTCTGGGGCGGGTCCGGCCTGAGCGGGCGTCGGCATCACTTCACTCCTATCGCAGAGAGGGCTTCAGACACAGACCGCACGACCGGCCACGGAATGTCCATTTGAGAGGCCGTCAATTTGCCTCGCGTCGTCTTGATTTCCAACGGTGTCCATCGGCTCTGCCAGAGCACCAGCAAGTCGGGCAACCCATCGCCGGAGACCTGATAGACATAGGCTCCGACAAGGCGCAGTGCCTCAATAATCGCTGGCTCGTTGGCATCGCGACGCTTGCCGGCACCACCGCGGCGGAAACTCATCGCATTGATTCCCCCAGCGTTTCGCTCGCTGTGACCGTGCCGGTCATTTTGAGTTGGTCCCGCAGCTCCATCGCCTTTTCCGCCGCCTGCCGAGCCGTGTTCGCCTCCACGACGACACGCACGAACAAACGCACATCCCACCGTTTCATCGCTGTGCCCTCGCCCGTTCCAGCACTGTGCGCTGCTGACACTGCCAATTCCCAGGACTCATAACTTTGCCTGGTAAAAGTCTTCCCGCGTCAATTCGTCTTCCCACCGCTCACCGCGGATGAACGTCGCCGGCAGCGGAATGTAGCCTTCGCGCCATTGCCGAGTTTTCATTCTGAGCGTGACGTGTTCGACAATCTGCGCGACGAGTTCGTCGGAAGGATTGAGCTGCATCCAGGCTTTCCGCGCGTCTTTCTTCGCATGACGCAACGGATAGGACTCCCAAAAGGTTTGGAATGAATCTGGATGCAATTTTTGGATAAATTCAAACAATCCCATCGTGTTCCTCAATCAAATCAATCAGATTCTCAACCCATCGTGTTTTGGTCTGCTGATAATGAGCACGAGCCTTGACGGTTCGTCCATTGCTCTGATGACTCTGCCAATAACTCTTAATGCCACGTTTTTCACAGGACCAGCCAACCGCCCGTAAACTGGCGCCGCTCTCATCATCCAGCGTATAGGTGATGATGCGATGAAACCCCATGAGGCGAGCCACGCGTGCCGATGCCCCATAGAGCGCCGAACATGCGTTCCTGGCCCCATCGGTGGCGACGCGAACGACTTCACATGTTAAGCCATCATCACTGTTGCGATTAGGAGGTCTTGCGACTATCGCAACGCCACGAATCGTGCCGGTTTCATCGATCACGCCAATCTGAAAAAATGGAAGACCTGGGGGACAGGGCCCGTGATGCCGATGCCATTGCACCACAAGATCATTTGCTTTCTTCAGCGTTAATGGCACGATTGAGAGACTCATGCTTTATGCTCAGGATTGTGTCGCAACCAGCAGGCATGACAATAATATTTCGTGCCTCTCACGCCTGGATTATTGGCATGTAATCCGAGGAGATGATCACCAGCAATGCAGGCGATACCATGTGGACACTGATGCGGAAACATCGCCTTCCCCGTGCGACCACCACGGCGACGGGCGCCATCTTTCCCACAGATGCCGCATGATTTTCTGGGTTGTTTCATATTCTTCTCTGTCTACATCTCTATCTACCAGCCCAGAGCCTTGAGGTGTGGAGAGACAGAGGGTCCCCTAGAGAACCACCCCGTCTCTTGATCAGCCCGTCGCTGTCGGCGTCTCAAG